TTTCGGATCCTCCATGCTTTCCTGGATGTGGATAGGATGTATGTCAAGTCGTATTACACGATTCGGCGTCTCTTCTTCCCTTTCGGGAAGCGATTTGATTATCCTACTTCAGTACGGTCACATAGGTGGTCTATTCCAACTCCTGTTTGTGGTCGCCCTTCAGGGCCGATCTCAAGCTTAACTTACGGTATTCGCGGAGTCACGGTTGTTACTCGTAACACCTCGATTCGGCGTCTCTTCCTAAAGTTACTTAGGCGATTTGGTTATTCCACTTCGGTATACTAAAGTAGGTGATCTATTTCAATTCCTGTTCCTTAGGATACCTTCGGAGCCGAGCTCAAGATACCGCACCCCCAAAGAGTCCCCTCTTTGGGGGCCATCCTAGACACATCTAACTGACTGGGTCAACAGTTGCCCGGAACGTACTAGAGTATCGATACCATCTCTTGAGCATCTTCGATTCGGATGTTGGAGGTTTACCCTCTGATACCCGCTTCTGGATGTCTCTTGGGAATGGTAAAGACGCAAAGGCAGTTTCGATTTCTCGAAACTGCGTCCACAGATTCTCAAGGCCTTCCCAGTCCAGGTCCACTCCCGTCGAAGACGGTTGTTCGGCCGGCGGGGCAGGAATAAAAGAAGGTGGTGCGGTCGGTACCCAAAATGCGTTTGACGGCACTTCAGTGGCATACGTCCACAGGCCTGGTTCGGCCCGCATAGTAGACCACGCTCGCTCTAGAGAAGCATTATACTCCTCTAAAGTCTGCGGCCTCTTCCACTGCCCATCGATCAGTTTCGCGTCGGTTGGTTCAAAAACCATAACCTCCGGTTGTGGTTGGCCAAGTGAGATCTCCTCTAGCTTAGTACGTAGGTCCCGAGCGGCTATGACCGAATCTAGAAAGGCTTCCCGATACACCGTCTCATTTAGGGAATCCACAACCGCGCTAGGCGTGGTTGCTTCAATCCCCGGATGAGATGATGCACGATCGGCCCCTCTAGAAACCGTGCCATAGTGTTCGCGATCCCTGTAAACCGTCCCTAACCTCTTAGCAACGGCGATTAAGTCGTTGTAAGAGTCTAGGTATTCAAGCATGAGTTTAACCTCTTGCTCGAAGAATAGTTTACATAGACCGTGAACCCGAGTCACCGAAGTCTTATAGAGCGAAGTTACCGATTTCAAGGGTAACCAGCCTTTTAAGCCTACGTAACCCGGCCCCCCAGGACCATAGAACGTGACTATGTAGTTACGAAGTCGTTTAGGAAGACTGAATAATCGTTTTGACGCTGAAGCTTTCG